CACCGCGGTTGAACTTTGAGGGGTCCTGCCCTTTGATGCTATTGATCAAACGTCTTTCTAAATCAGCCGCAATTTCAGGTGAATAATTTTCACGCAGGGTGTTGATTAAGTTTATTGCGCCAGTAATTATATGATTGGCCCGACTCTCGAGTAGGTTTTCGCGATCACCGCGATGAATCAGTAAACTGTCTAATTCATCAAGTATCGATTTAGTTTTCTTCTGCAATTAAGAACTCCGCAATATTATAGTATTTATATGCGGAGAGATCAAACTACCTTTTCGATGATTGCAGTGCTGCAACCATGTTTTTAACGGCCTTAGCTTGAACTTGCGCTTGTGGCACTTTTGTAATTTCACCAGTAGATTGGTCAATTGTTTCCTTCGCTTTCTTAGTTAGAGTGTTTCCGTTATTTTTAATCTTACCTAGGATCTCTTCACTTGTAGAAATCGGAGTATCGTCTGGAGAGTCGCCAGAGTCAACAATACGCAAAGTGTTCACATCGTAGTCCAAGTCTACTTTCATACCAACACCAGAGCTAGAACGAGTCTTGAGCAATTGTAGTTGATACTTGCCGCGCTCACGCATTGCTCGTGACGTGTAGATACCAAACACATTGTCAGCAGTATTAATCTTAGAGATACCACCAGAGATGTGACTGTGATCAAACTCTACTTCATCAACTGCACCGCGATTTAACTGCGAAGCTGTAATGAATAGCACATTCAATTCCTTGGCTAAGTTACGCAATTCTTCTGACACATACTTGTCCTTAACGAACAAGTCATTTGGACTAACCTTTGCACTGACAGGCATGAGCAAGTCTAAGTAGTCGACCATCAGGAAGTCTACCTTTACCTTAGTTTGGATTTCATACTCACGGATAAATGCACGAATGTCGTTTACGTTGCTCTGTGCTGGTAAATACTTTAGCTGGAACTCACCAGACTTCTTACGTGCCATGCCCATCTTCAATTCGACGTCGTCGATTTTCTTAAACACTTCCTTGCTCGCTACGTTGGCAAGCATACTCATGATACGGAACGAGCTTAACCCTTCGCTAAGTTCTAGTGTTAGATAGATACCGTTCAGTCCTGCTGTAATCCAGTTCAAGCTGATGTTCTGCATGAACAAAGACTTACCAGAACCAGATCCACCAGCAAAGATGTTTAGCTCGCCGCGGTTCATACCACCAAACAATACCTTGTCCAATCCTTCCCATCCAGTGCTAACTTGTCCGTTGCCGTCCTTAATAGACTGTAGCAAGCCACGTGGATCTTCCCAGAAGTTTGTACCGATATCTTTAACTAGACCAATTTGCACTGCATCCTTGATTAGCTTTTCCACAGGTGCATAATCGCCCTTCTCAAGTAAGTCTGCTGCCTTCAAGATAGCACGTTCAAGTTCCTTGCGTTTGGCAAAGCCCTCAAACTCTTCCAATAACCAGTCGTAATGTGCTGGCGATAGTCCTACAGTCGCCTTAAGTTCAGTACCACATGTTGCATTAATTTGCTCCACTGTAGGTAATATTTTATGCTTTGTTGCATGGTCCTTGATAAACTTTGCCGCTTCTTTCACTGAACGATCAAAGTTCTCTACGTTGTAAATATTCTGCACCCGCACATATGACTCGGGGTTATCAACCATCATCTCCAGAAAAAGCTTCTGTAAGTCTGCTGTGTATTCCTTTGTTGCCATATATTCTAACTCCTAAATTGTTTGCGCTTTAATTTAATTTTCAGCTGGCTGCGTTCTACGCTGTCTAAAATTGTCTTCATGACAAATAGTTTGCCGTATTTTTGTACTGCTTCATTGATATCCTCGCATGTTTCAGACCACACCGGGAATGAGACTGACCAATGGTTCTCTAGCGCCACTTGAATTAAATTGTCGCCTGACTTATTCCAGTCTGGGACTACAATAATTTCACGATCCAAACTCTCAATTAAATCTATTTGCTGCTTGGTTATATCAGCTTGCATTACTGCCACACCGTCAACTGACAGTGCGTCAAATATTCCTTCACTCACAATAACAAATTGCGAGTCAGGCTGTTGCTTGTCTATGTTAAACACAAATCCCGTATCTACTTGGTTCCAATACTTGGGTTTAATACCGTCAATCATTGCTCGTGCAGTATAGCCAATGACCTCGTCCTTCCATGTAAAGGGGATAATTACACGCTTATCCATCTTGTGTTCAATGTCGGGACTCCAGTAGAAGTCGTATTTACGCATGTTGATTTTTCGTTTCTCAACGTACTCAACTGCCTTTACAAATCCCTCTGGATACTCTACGCTATCTTTCAACTCGTAAAATTCAACCAGTCCCATAAAGGTAACTGACTCTTTCGGGAGCGGGAATTTCTTGAAGTCTACTTTGAGTTCTACTTTTGGCTCGTCTGGTTTAATGATGCCAAGTAGTTGCTGCTTCTCACGCTCGCGCATTGCGTCTATGGCGAGCTTCTGTATTGTGTTGTCGTCGACGTTAAGCCAGTGCAATAGCTTGCGGAATTTGTGGCCTAAGTAGCTTCCAGGGAGATAACCAGTCGTAAAGTTACAGTTGAAGCAATGGTAGGTGATTGCACCGTCTGGCTGCGTTACTACGCCGCCACGGCCACGTGTGTCCATTGTTTCACCATTATGAGGGCAGCAAATCGCGTTAAAGGATATCCATCCTTTTGAGTTGGGCTTTTTGCTTGGAAGATGCGATAGAACTGCATCCTGAATCGTGGTCGTCATACTGTAATTATACAGTAAACCGCGGCTGACCGCAATAACCTGTTCAATCTTAAATTAGCGGGGCGTGTTCCGTCGACCCCCAAAAGTCCTCTAAGATATCTTTTGGTGGTTCTTCTTCAACTTTTGGTGTAAGTTGCAATGGCATCGGAACTGTATCAGCGAATCCCTCTTGAGCTTTCATCCATGCTTTATTGGCTTCCTCGTCGGTAAGCTCATCCATCTCAATACCGTCAATATGGCCGTCGTGATTCATATTATGATCTGTAAAGGATTTGATCAACCGTTCCAGAAATCGGGGTAATAACAAAACGGCTTGCGCTATAGACGCCATCAAAGTTTGCATAAGTGGTGCCTTCTTGAGCAATGAACTGAAGGTCAGAAATCGTAGCCCATGAAACCGACGTGTTGGCAGACGTGCTACCATTTGGCGGCAAAGCGTCTAAGGTTGTTTGCACTGCAATGTTGCCAGTGAAACCAGTAAAGAAAAACTGTGCGGTGTGATGTGCAGACTGCTGACGAGTTGGGGTATCTGCGGTCACTGTACTAGATGTGATCGTCGTGTTACCACTAGATGGCAAAGATACATGCACTGACTTACGCACCTCGGGATAATGACCTGCAAGTAATTGAATCTCTCCACGAGCATTGTAATTGTCGTCAGTGTAAACAACTTGTTCAATTCCAGTAAGCGGATCACGAACGCTCAAGCTGTAGCAATAGTATGTTTCGTTGAGAGTTAATAGGTCAAGTTCTGTTAATGTGACTAACACTTCACCTTGTATTGGATTACCAAGTACAGTGGCTTGCTTTGTTGCTAAGACTGTGCCTTCTGTGTCAGAAGTGATGTTGAAGTAAATGTCCCAGCCTAAGACATTCACACGTTTCTGGTCGGAGTTCTTGAACGTGAACTTCACGAGATTGTCTATACCCTTGTATAGTTTTACGGTTCGCTGATACATTACACGATTCCTTAATTGTAGCGTAGGATCAACATTTAATTGAACCACTATTTCGTTTGGATAGTAAAAACAGTTGATGTTTTGCATTCAGTATTTAGCCATTATTCTTGTAGTTGGTCGCGGTCCATAAATAACCTTATATGCTAGATGATAAACACAAAGCCATTCTTGAGCAACATCCGTACTTAACGTTTCTAACCTATGGTGGCAACGATTACATTGGTGTCATACAGAATGTAGACGACGTTATAACAACAATTTACGACTTCGCCGTTCTGCGCTCAGAAGAACAGAAAGTCACTTACCTGCAACTCGCAGAAGTTTGGTTCTGGGAAAGCAACCGCCTAGTACCAATCAATGTCTTCCTAAAGGCTGAATGGGCAGTATTTAGACCAACACTCAAAACGTTTAACTCTAAAGATGTAGAAATCAAAGCAGGCCCATGTGTCTCACTAAAGGAAATGTCACTGAAGCGCAGCAAGCGCCGCAGCATTACCTTAGTAAGAAAGGTAACCTAGCTCGCTCTGAATGCTTTAGCAGCAACATCAGCAGCATATCTTC